CGAGTACTTTGTCCACTTGCATATTCTTGATCACCAAAAATATTAGGCGACCCGCTACCGGTTCCGGTAGTTTCTATATAATCTACATCAGCTGGCATGGTATGGGTAAAATTGCTGATCAGGCAGGGTACTTGATTAAAATACTTTTCACCGTAGCCGTCTAGATATACTAGCGGCGGTGGGTTACCGGCATTACGACTTTGCCCAAAGAACATCTTAGTAGCTGCTCTAAAGAAATAAATACAGGCTAGCACATATTGAGCTTCAATTTTGTTTTGCGCTGTGAAATCTGCGGTAATACTGATAGCCTGTACTTCACTGTTTTCGTAAGCATGATGGGTATAATTACTGTGAGTAAAACGCATACTATGGTAATTGGCAACATAAGTAGTGGTAATTTGTGGAGTATAAGGAAATATAACCCCATGAAATCCATTTTCTCTGTTAGCCAATGGCGCCAGCAGTTCCCCGCCTGCCATATAAAAAATGCCACTACCAGGTTTCACACTGAGACGCACTTTCCAATCGATGCTATTGTTGGGTTGACTGTTATTAAGGAATCGTATACTTACACCAGAAGAACCAGGCATTCTACGTTGCCCACCAGGTAGTAAACCAGAACTCGATAGTCTGCTTACTATTGGATTAGCCAGCGTGGAGATCACTGACCCTGCTACGCTTTTCAGCGTGGATCCGAAACTAGGGCTGCTGGTATAGGGTACGTCAGGTTCCATAGATTACCTCATTATAGAATATTTATGTGCTAAAGAAACCGGTTGATTTTGCTATAAAAATTTGCTATTATATACGCAACTGTAGTTGGGAGAACAAAAATTAAACACAACTATCTTAATAATAAAGATTTACTCAAAGAAATACACAAAAGCAAGAATACCTACTGTTCTTACATTGGCCCGGAAGTTGCAGATTATGACATCATAGTTCATGATGCTAAATTGATCAGCAGCGAAATTATCGAGATTGCACGCCAAAATCGTGCAGATCGCTTGGCTAAATTAGCACACGATGAAAGTATACAGCGGGGAGAAAAACGTAAATTAGATGAATTTGCTGTTCCTATTGCTAAAATCAAGGTCAGCGATGTGGTAATAAGAGTAATGACCTGGGAACATGTTCCAGTAAACGATCAAGCTACCAAAAAAGCTCAGGCTGCTTTGGAGAACGAAGGAGATGATGTAGTTTATATTGAGTACGACGAGGACGAACCGCGTGTGAGTTCTAGTGCTATCCGATATATGAAATGCAATTTTCCGCCGTTTCAACACTATAAAGTTACACCACGTGGTAAGCCTTTTTGTGTGGGCAAAAGCCATTGGGTTGGTGATTTAGAAACTGGGCACTGGAGCAAAGATCACGGAACCATGACCCGAACTTTGGCATTTATGTTTATGAAATTATGCGAACGATATGCTACCCGTAGTAATTGGCGCGGATATACCTACAATGACGAGATGCGTAGCCAAGCATTACTGCAATTAAGCCAAATTGGACTACAATTTGATGAATCCAAAAGCCAAAATCCTTTTGCCTACTATACAGCGGCTATAACAAATTCATTTACTAGAGTTCTAAATATCGAAAAACGTAATCAAAACCTACGCGACGATATCTTAGAAATGAATGGATTTAATCCTAGTTATACTCGCCAGGGCATGAACATGGGTTATCATCATGATGGAGATCATGACTAGCAGTTTTCGTAGACCTGGCGCTATAAGTTATGTTATACTGTAACCTATGACTAACTTATTTCGCCGTGCTGCTGTTTTTACCGACATACATTTTGGTCTCAAATCCAACAGCCAACAACACAACGAAGATTGTTTGAACTTTATTCAGTGGGCCACTGCAACTGCTCGTGAACATGGTTGTGAAACAGCCATGTTCCTTGGTGATTGGCACAATAATAGAGCCAGTATAAATATCGTGACGCTGAATTACAGCCTACGAGCACTGGAACATCTCAATGCCAATTTTGATCAAGTGTATTTTATTCCTGGAAATCATGATCTTTATTATCGCGATCGTAGAGATATCCAATCCGTGGAGTGGGCGAGACATCTTCCAAATGTCCAAATAGTCAATGACTGGTTTGAACAAGATGACGTAATAATTGCCCCTTGGTTAGTAGGAGAGGATTATAAACGTATCCCAAAGCTAGAAGGTCGATATTGTTTTGGACATTTTGAGCTGCCAGGATATCTCATGAATGCCATGATTGCTATGCCAGATCATGGGGAAGTACGTAGGGATCATTTTTCAGGATTCGATCATGTGTTCACAGGACACTTCCACAAAAGACAAACCCAAAGAAACATCACATACATTGGCAATTGTTTCCCACATAATTATGCTGATGCTGGTGATGATGCTCGTGGACTGATGATCTTAGAATGGGGGCAGGAACCCCAATATCATGCTTGGCCAGACCAACCTGTGTATCGTGTGTATGACCTCAGTACTGTGCTGGATAATCCCGGTAAACTGTTAAAACCCAATACTCATGCCAGAATAAATCTTAACATCGATATCACCTATGAGGAAGCAGGATTTCTGCGTGACACGTTTATGAATGAATACGGATGTCGTGAAATTAAGTTGATTCCTAATACATTAGCAGATATAGAAGCACAGGTACAGTTAGGTAATATTACATTCCAGAGTGTTGATCAAATCGTAAATTCATCATTGACTGCCATTGACAGCAATCAATATAATACCAAGTTGTTACTTGAAATCTACCAAAGTCTATAATGATTCGTATAAAAAGCATAACCGCACGAAATTTTCTTTCAATTGGTAATGTTACCCAGAGCGTCAACCTTGATCGTAACGATCTTACACTAATTTTAGGCGAAAACCTGGACCTAGGTGGTGACGATTCTGGTGCTCGCAACGGTACTGGCAAATCAGCACTGCTGAATATTGTAAGCTATGCACTGTATGGATCAGCACTTACCAATATCAAAAAAGATAATCTAATCAATCGCACCAACGATAAAAATATGTTGGTTACTATTGAGTTTGAAAAAGACAGTGTTGACTATAAAATCGAACGTGGTCGTAAGCCAAATATACTAAAATTTTATGTAAGCGGACAAGAGCAGCAGGTTACCGACGAAAGTCAGGGTGACAGCAGAGAAACACAAGCTGCTATCGAAAAACTATTAAACATGAGCCACACTATGTTTCAACATATTGTGGCTCTTAATACCTATACCTTGCCATTTCTTAGCCTGCGTGCTAACGAGCAGCGAGAAATTATCGAACAACTATTAGGTATTACTCTACTAAGTGAAAAAGCTGATACACTAAAGGAACGTGTACGTTTAAGCAAGGAATCCATACAACAGGAAGAAGCTAATATACGTGCCACAGTAGAAGCCAATCAACGCATAGAAGAGCAGATTGCCAGTATACGTCGTAGACAAACATTATGGCAGCAAAAACACGATCAAGACCTAGAAGAACTACAGTTAGCTTACGATCAGCTAAATCAAATTGACATTGAAGCTGAACTAGCTGCACACAGAGATTTAGATACCTACAGTCGTCAACAGAAATTATTAGCAGATACACGCAGCAGTATCGCACGTCTCGAAGCAGATATCAAACGCGAGCATCGTCTCATTGATAAGTTAGCCAAAGAAATCGCAGAACTAGAAGACCATCGTTGCCATACTTGTGGACAGGATTTTCATGACCAACGTCAAATACAACTACTAGCAGAACGTCGTGCTAGCAAGATAGAATCTGAAAGCCTGATAGCCAAACAGGATACAGATCTGGTAGAATTAGAAAAAACAGTAGCATATATTGGCGATCTAGGCGCGAGACCTGTGGTATTTTATGATCGTGAAGCTGATGCTGTTGAGCATCGTGCTACTCTAAGTGGGCTACAACAACAGATCACTAACAAAGCAGCAGAGCAAGATCCATATGCTGATCAAATCACTGAAATGCAAACCACTGCACTGGCAGTGGTTGACTACGATCGTATGAATCAGTTAGTGCAGCGTCGTGAGCACGAAGAATTTTTATTAAAGCTGTTGACCAACAAAGACAGCTTTATTCGTAAGAAAATCATAGATCAGAACCTGAATTACTTAAATACAAGACTTAGTTATTACCTAGAGCGAATTGGACTTCCGCATCAAGTGGAATTCAAAAATGATCTCTCAGTGGAAATAACTGAGTTAGGCAGAGACTTAGATTTCGACAATCTATCCCGAGGGGAACGAAACAGACTAATACTGAGTTTAAGCTGGGCATTCCGTGATGTATACGAAAGTTTATATCATAGGATGAATCTACTATTTGTCGATGAGTTAGTAGATTCGGGCTTAGATGCTTCAGGTATGGAAAGTAGTTTGGCCATACTCAAGAAAATCAGTAGGGATGCCCGAAAAAGTGTATGGTTAGTAAGTCATAGAGACGAGCTAGTCAGCAGAGTTGGTAATATATTGCGTGTAACCAAACAAAATGGTTTCACAACGTATAGCTCAGATGTAGAGGTATGATGTGGGACGAAACCAAGATAACAATGAACTAAAAACATAGAACCACCCACATCAACCCGATTAGGAATATATGCCATCAAAAAGTAAGAACAAAGGAAGTAGTTTTGAACGTGACATTGCCAAATTGTTATCAGAGACCTTTGGCGAAAGTTTCATACGTGTCACTAACTCCGGAGCTTACATTGGTGGCAAGAATACTACAAGAAAAGATTCATTATCAGAAGCTCAAATTAGGCACAGCAAAGGCGACATAGTACCAGGACCCAGTTTTGGTCGTATGAACGCCGAAGCAAAAAGTTACGCAGATTTCCCATTTCATCAATTATTCACAGGCACATGTAAACAATTAGACGGATGGATTGAACAGATGTTAGAGGTAGCTGACACAGGTGATTTTAACATTCTGTTCATGAAGTTCAATCGCAAAGGCACATTCGTATTAGTACCATTCAATCAACACTGGGACCAAACCCTTAGCTCATTCATTTATAGATCAAGACACAAAGTCTGGCAAATATTCGATCTAGAACAATTCCTTAAACTTAATCAACAATCAATCGCGGCCTTGTGCCGATAATCATGCAATAGTGTTTGGTCGAGGCTGCTCGACTCCCATTGAGGCTGTATTCGTTTACCGTCAGATCTTGGGCATTGCGAGGCAAGAACTAACTTTAGGTATCAAATGGTTACGGCTCTGTGAAAAAGATACAACCGTAGGCTCGAATCGTGCTGCTGATTAGTGCGACTAGGGTTCCGTTGACATGCGCGAAGGCTAGAGTGGGGGTACAGGTCAACCGCCTCCTGTTGCAAAACAACTCTACCAGATCAGTGGCTGATGCACTCGGATGAGAGCGTGGTCTTTTTTCGCCCGGCAACGGGCGAATTATGACTGAATTATCTGGATGAGTGCAGTCTTAATAGTAAGAAAAAGATTTCTGAGCGCAAGCGAAAGAAATAGATTTGCTTTAGCAAATCTTGAATTACCAAAAAGGCATTTTAGATTCTTTAGCCAATTCTAAATTACTTTTAACAATTTCACCAATAATTGCACGATCTTGTGGACATAATTCCAGTGCTTCACTATAGGCTATACCGCCTCGCATGAACCAACATATACGCAGCAATTCTTCTTTTAAGGCTTTTATGTCTTTATCGTGACTTTCTATATAGGTCACAATATCTGCGTCATTGCGTAAACTTAAAAGCCTTGAGCGAAAAAATTTGAATAATCAAACTGGAGTTCTGCTGAGTACGCAGTATTACACCCAAAACAATTGAGTGTTAGTGGTGCTATTTTACCCTGTTCAACTAATTGATTTACTGTTTCCTGTAGCCGTCTAGTAACTTCTAGTTCAGCATTGCGATAAAATTCTAGTATATAATCAAAATTATCTACTCTAGTTCCGTCTGCCAATTCTACATATTCTGTACTAAGCGCACAGGCACGTATTCCTAAGTCTATCAATTTTTGCATACTTTCTCGTAGCATTTGGCTTTTGGTATCAGCATCAATTTCTTGATCTGCTAGTGTACTCATAATCTTTTGTTCTTCGAACGTGGCCATGTTAGCACGATTCACTGTAAAGTATTGTTGTGGTTTCAGCTTGATCTTTAGGTCGTCGTAGGCAATCGGTTGCTGATACTCTGGACATTGAATGCTGCCTAGACTTTCTCCTAGGTCTAATTCATGAGTATTACGCTCTTGACAATGAGTACAAGTACTTTCAAAACTCATCTTATTACCGTAAGTGGCTATTCGTATACTGATCAAGATGGCATCTACATCAACACTGGGACATTTCCAAGCGTCCTTGATATTAGGACAGCAACTTTGTATAACATCAACTATGCCCTGACCGTTCATCAAGGCATCCGGCGTTTTTAATGTGATTTCGTCCCGAGCACTCATTGGGTATATGGCTAATTCACCAGTCTCGGGCAGGTTCAATGATTCAGGTTCCCACCACCGACCGTCACTGGGTAGCCTGATATAGATCACAGGTTGCCTAAAATACTTGCTAAGTGGATTGTTTCCTATAGATTCCATAGGTTGATTTCCTATAAATATATTGATAATAATATTTATCATGGGTTTTTAACTGAATATATAATGGCCACAGAACAAGAGTTCATTGATCAGCTAGTTAGAGCATTAGAAACACGCAACGCCGGCAGTAGCACCAGGCCTGGTGCTGGTATGGGTCCACGTGAACAGCAAAAAGCTGTAGAGGACATGATCAAAGAATATCGAGAACATAGTACACAATTGCGTAAGCAGCGTGATTGGTACAGTAATTTCAATAGTATATTAAAAGGTCAAGGGGTACAGGTTGAGGATGTAACATATAAACTACGCGACCTAGACCACGCTATCAAGAATACCACGGATGAAACTGCCAAACAGCGACTAATCAACTATCGTAGTCAAGTTGAAATGGGAGCCAGTTTGAAAAAGTCTGGTGCGGCTGCGTTTGAATTCGCCAGCAACCTAGGCAGTACCACTAAAGGGCTAGCCAATGACTTTGCTTCGGCAGGTGCTAATATGTTATCGGCATTGACTGCTGGCCCTGGCAATGAATTTAGGATGTTTGGTGGTTTGCTGTCTGGTGTAACCAAAGTTATGGCAGGTCTAGGTGACGCCGCAGGCAAAACTGTGGGCGGGCTTGGCGATTTAGCGAGTACGTTTGGTATATTTGGTAAAATAGCAGCAGTACCACTACAGATTCTAGGTAAAACCGCTAGTGCATTATCTGGCATATTTGGTGCTGTATTACCTCCGGTAATTAGTTTCCTAAGTGAACAGATGCAAAAAACCATCGAAGCATTTAATAATGTGAATCGTGCTGGTGCGTTTTTTGCTGGTGGTATGACTGAAATGCGAAATACTGCTAATAGCGCAGGGTTGACCATGGAAAGTTACAGCAAAGTTATCGCTGCCAACAGTGAAGGTCTAAAGAACTTAGGCGGCTCTGTGGCCAATGGGGCAAAAAGATTTGCTGATATTCAACGTGCTATGTTGCCCATGCGTGAAAGTTTGATGAATCTAGGATATACCATAGATGATCAAGCCGAAGGTATCATGCAGTATAGTAATGCATTGTTTATCAGTGGTCAACTACAGAACAAAACTGCTGTGGATCTAGCCAAAGGAGCTGGAGACTACTTAGTAAACCTTAGATTGATATCCAGTATCACTGGCGAGGATGCAAAACGTGCTCAACAACGTGCTAGGGATGCTGCTACTCAAGCCGCAGTACAGGCTAAACTTGCTAGCATGGATGAAAAGGCAGCATTAAAGTTTCAAGCCTTGATATCTGTGCTACCTCCTGAATTACAAAAAGCAGCACAACAAATGTTGGTTATGGGCACAGTGACCGGGGATGCTGCTGTAGCACTAGCTCAGGTTCCTGGACTAGAACGTGCCATACGCGGAGCAGTTGAGGGGATAGGCGATAGCGGGCAGGATCTTAGAGGATATACTGCACAGGCTATACAAGGATTAGCTAGTGTGGCACCAGAAATAAAACGTCAAGCTGGTGCAGCAGGGCAAGCTATTGGTACTGTAAGCCTGGCAGGTTATGGCATGGACGCAGTATCTGGTATAATTAGCGCAGCTCAACGATTAGGTTTCAGTTTACAGGATCTAAGTAAGCCAGAAAATTTTGAAAAGTTGATGAAATCTTTGGAAGGTGCCAAAGGCACCACAGACGAAACTACTAAAGCAGCAGCTTCAATCCAGGTTCAAATGAATAATTTACAAATTATCATTGAGCAACAGGTCACTAAATTGATGACAACCTTTGCCAAGGTGCTGAATGATAATGTTGGTACGATTGCAGCAGGCATCCAAAAGTTAGGTGAAGTATTAAATCAGTTTACCAGCAACATGACGCCAGAAAAGCTAAATGGTCTAACTGATAGTCTAAAGAATGCTATTGATAAAGTCAAGCAAAGTCCTAAAGATAGCCCCAGTGCTGAAGCAGGGGGGCTGATAGGTACTGCAGGTGGTGGACTTTTAGGTGCCATGGGCGGGAAAATGACCGCCGGTGCCATTGGTAACTTGATATCTTTAATCCCACATCCTGCTGCTAAGGTGATTGGCGGTCTTATCACTGGCGCCGGCGTAGTGTATGGTGCCTACGAAGGTGCCAAAATGGGCAAAGACGTTGGCGAAGCCGGGGGCGGTATATACGATACCATAATGAATCTTATATCCGGTGGCAAAGCTCTAGGCGGTCCAGTGCGCGGTGGTCGTACTTATCTTGTTGGTGAGCGTGGGCCGGAGCTGTTTAAACCAGAATCCGATGGCGAAATTATACCAAATAATCGTTTACTGAGTCAGATGACTAACATGATGGGTGCTGCTGATGCTATGCGATCTACCTTGGAACAGGTTCGTCAGACCTATGACTTTGGTGCATATGCAACAGAGCAACTAAAAGATATCATGGATGATATCAATGAACGCAGTGCGGCTACAGATCAAGGTATATTAGCACAATTAGAAATTGTAGCAGAAAAAATACAGGCATTGACACAGCCTAGTACCACTGTGATGCCTAAGGTTGATCCGCTGATGCTGGATATTAAGAATGCTTTATATGATCAAAATGTCATGCAACGGGAAACTCTGGAGCTGCAAAGCGAAATGCAAAATATCATGAGTGACCTTCGTGGCATTCAGCAACAACTGTTACACCATACAGTATAAACCATAAATACATCTACTATGTCATGGAAAAAATATTTTAAGGTTCCCGGAAACACTGCATTGATGAGCCCATTGGGCAACGGCAGTGATAGTTCAGGTCCTCCTGCCTATCGTAATTATCAAAGCAATTTACCTGAAGTGTACACAGGGCATCCTAATCGTATTGAACGTTATAATCAATACGAACAGATGGACATGGACTCAGAAGTCAATGCCGCGCTGGATATTCTTGCTGAATTTTGCAGTCAGCCCGACGACATGACAGGCTTACCTTTTAATATACACTACAAAGATAAACCTACAGACACCGAAGTTGAATTGATTAAGGAGCAATTACAACAATGGGTTACCTTAAACGATTTAAACAAGAGAATTTTTAAGATTGTAAGAAATACATTTAAGTATGGCGATCAGGTCTTTGTTCGTGACCCAGAAACCTTTAAACTCTTTTGGGTAGAAATGAGTAAGGTGGTGAAAATTATCGTGAACGAAGCTGAAGGCAAGGAACCAGAACAGTATGTAGTTAAAGAAATTCAACCTAATTTACAAAATCTTACTGTAACGGTAGTCAGTAGCAGCGATACTTATATAAATCATCCACAAGTAGGTGGTCCAAACGGCGCTTATATACAGCCAAATGCACCGTTCACCGGCGGTAGTAGATTTAGTAATGCACAGAATGAAGTGGCTATAGACGCTAAACATGTGGTACATTTGAGTTTAACTGAAGGTTTAGATATATTTTGGCCTTTTGGTAACAGCGTATTAGAAAACATATTCAAGGTATTCAAACAAAAAGAATTACTAGAAGATGCTATTATTATCTATCGTGTACAGCGTGCTCCTGAGCGTAGGATCTTTAAGATTGACGTAGGTAACATGCCAAACCACATGGCTATGGCCTTTGT